AATAATCCTTTTTTATTAACAACAACTACAACAACTGGGAATTTTGGTCCTTATAATTTAGTTGTTAGTGTTGCACCAGGTTCAATTGTTGTACAGTTTTGTTTATCTTCAACATTACCAGTACCAAATGATGTAACATTATCCTTTGATGCAACAATAGATGTAACAAGTGGATTACCAATATTAATTAGTGATTCTGTAACAATCGAAGCTGGTGAAGTTAGTGGTTGTACTATTGTTAGTTTCCCTAATGATGATTATCAAAGATTAGCTGGTACAGGGTCTTTAAGTAATTTAGTTTCGAGTGACCCTACTGAATTAGACCCTAATGACGTTACAATTACACTTCAGTTTGTTTGTGACCCAATTTTACCAGTAACCACTACAACAACAGTACCACCAATACCAAATGTATGTTTTACAGGTTCTGTAGTTGGTATGATTTATTATTATACTGGTTCATCATTTACTGAATACGATGATTTAGTTGTTACAACTTTACGCTCAAGAGGTATTTCACCATATTCTGACGGAACAAATCCAATTTATGAAGTTACTGGTGTAACTGATGTAACAATTGATATGACTGGTCAATATAGTGGTGTTCTTAAAAATCCATTCTTACCATTTAGTGTTGGAGTCACTAACTATGATGGTAAAGAATTTGATTTTGAAGTTTCACTATCGAATAGTGACGCTAAAAATATTAACAAAGTATTTGGTCGCGGTAATTTTGAAAAACCTAGAACTCAAGTTCCATTAATGGTTGAAGAATCATATTTAAATTTACTTAACTACGCTTGGAGTAAAGGATATATTAGAGGTTTAAATGCCGAACTAGTTGTTAGTGAAGGTGCTCAAAGTAATGATTTAAACAGTATTGGATACTATTTAGAAAGATTCCAATCACCAAGTACACCTTGGGTTGTATCAGAATTAAGAGGTACAAAAGTTTATAACTTATTTAAACTATATACAATTTCTGATGGTAATAGTGCTAACACAGAAGTTAAAATATCATTTACTGACTTATCATTTAATAACGAAACGTTTACTGTTTTAATTAGAGATTATTTTGATACGGATGCTAATCCAGTTGTGTTAGAAAAATTCACAAACTGTTCTATGAATCCACAAGAAAACAATTTTATTGCTAAAAAAATTGGTACATTAGATGGTGAATATGAATTGAAATCTAGATACGTTCTTGTTGAGATTAACGAAGATGCTCCGATAGATGCAATTCCTTGTGGTTTTGAAGGTTATACATTTAGAGAGTATCCAGGCGGAAAATCACCATTCCCAGTTTATAAAACTAAATATTTCACACCAGGTGAATTAGTGTTTAACCCTCCTTTTGGTTTATCTAGTGGTGGTGACGATGCTTTCACAAGTCCTGGAGATAATGTTAGAAGAACATATTTAGGTTTAGGTTCTTACTGGGGTTATGATACTGACTTTTTCCAATATAAAGGAAAAAGAAAACCATTTAACTTATGTACTGGAGAACCATTTGATTGGGATTTCAAAACCAAAGGTTTCCATATGGACCAACTTGCTAGTGGAATTTCAATTTCAGGAGCATTTGCTTCAAGCGGTACTTCGGCTTTTGAAGTTGGTGATGCCACATTCTCTTCAGAACCTACAGACCCAACTGATCCTTACTACAGATTAAACGCTAGAAAATTCACAGTCATGGTTTATGGTGGATTTGACGGTTGGGATATCTATAGAGAATACAGAACAAATGCCGATAAATATACTTTAGGTAGAGCAGGATTCTTAAATGGTGCTTGTTCATCTTTAAGATATCCAAAAGGTAAAGGAAATGGATTGTTTAAACAAATTGCAATCGGTGATGGAAGTGTTGAATATGGTAATACAGATTATTATGCTTACTTATTAGGTATTAGAACATTTGCCAACCCAGAAGCCGTAAATATCAATATATTAACAACACCAGGTATTGATTTGTATAATAATAATAATCTTGTTGAAGCAACAATTGATATGGTTGAAAATGAAAGAGCAGATTCACTTTATATTACAACAATGCCAGATTACCAAATGTTTGTTGCAACAACAACTGAAGGTGATAACTTTATCTATCCACAAGAAGCTGTTGATTTGTTAGAAGAAACAGGAATTGATTCTAACTATACCGCAACTTATTATCCTTGGGTATTAACAAGAGATAGTGTAAACAACACACAGATTTATATTCCAGCAACGGCTGAGGTTACAAGAAACTTGGCACTTACTGATAATATTGCATTCCCTTGGTTTGCGGCAGCAGGTTATACTCGTGGTATTGTAAACTCAATTAAAGCTCGTAAGAAGTTAACACAAGAAGACAGAGACGTTCTTTATCTTGGAAGAATTAACCCAATTGCTACGTTTGCTGATGTAGGTACAGTAATCTGGGGTAACAAAACACTTCAAGTAAGAGAATCAGCACTTGATAGAATCAACGTAAGAAGATTGTTGTTACAAGCGCGTAAGTTAATTTCTGCTGTGTCTGTAAGATTATTGTTTGATCAAAACGACCAACAAGTAAGACAAGACTTCTTAAATGCGGTTAACCCAATTTTAGATTCAATAAGAAGAGATAGAGGTTTATATGATTTCCGAGTAACAGTTTCTAACGACACTGAAGATTTGGATAAAAATCAAATGGTAGGTAAAATCTACATTAAACCAACTAAGTCTTTAGAATTTATTGATATCACATTCTACATTACACCAACTGGTGCGTCGTTTGATGATGTATAATAAATTAAAGATTATTATAAAGTGGGGGTCAATGACCCCCTTTTTTTTATTAATAATATATTTATAAAAATAAATTAATACTATGAAAAAAATCATAAGACTAACAGAATCAGATTTAACAAAAATTGTAAAAGGAGTTCTAATAAGTGAATCAAACGATAACATTAATAAAATAAAAGAATTAAATAAAAAATACCCAGGTGAAAAAAATGCTGAATGGTGTGCTTATGCTGTTTTGGACGGTAATCTCAGAAACTGTTACATAAAGAATTGTTTGGGTCTTGAAGATAAGTATTGTAAAAACGCTAAAAATTGCCCTAGTTGTTTTAGTGAAGAATTTATTCTAACACATACTAAAGTTTTAAGTTGTGTTACAGCTTGTGTTACAACAGGAAAATATGACGATATGAATTGTGGTGATTATGAAGGTAATTTTTATTGTTAATAAAATTATTTAATGTAATATTTATTACTATGAATTATAAAAAATTAGTAAAAGATATTATTCTTGAAATTGCTGTAGATAGGAGATTAAGATTATATGGTTTTGACTGGGACGACAATATTTTGGAAATGCCTACTAAGATTTATTTAAAAAGTGATGAAGGTAGCGTTGTTGGAATGTCTACTGAAGACTTTGCAAACTATAGATCACAAATAGGTTCAAAACCTTTTAAATATAAAAAACACATAATTGTTGGTTTTGATGACGATGCTTTTAGGGATTTTAGAAGACCAGATACTTTTTTAAGAGATACAAAAAAAGCAATATTAAAAAATAAAACAGCACCAAGTTTTAAAAAATTTAAAGAAAATTTAATTTACGCAAATCCGTTTTCAATAATTACAGCAAGAGGACACGACCCGAAAGTAATTAGAAAAGGTGTTAGAATGTTTGTTGATTATGTTTTCGAACCAGAGGAAAAAGAAAAAATGGTTAAAAACATTATTTCAACGTTTAAACATGAAGAATTATTTAGTAAAGATTTTATAACAAAATTAAATAGACTTAATCAAGACCAATTAATTGATTTATATCTTGATGAAAAAGGTGATTATTATCCAGTATCGTCAGAAGAATTTGGAGAAAAATTTGGTTTGGACACAAGTGGGGGTGCGGCAAATCCTGAACACGCAAAAAAAGTAGCACTTTTAGATTTTGTTAACAAATACGATGAATTAATTAGAAGCGGGAAATATGTTAGTGCTTCATTAGGTTTTTCAGATGACGACCCAAGAAATGTTAAAGCAATGGTGGAGTTTATTCAAGATGAGTTATCTAAAATGTATCCAGATATAAAATTTAGAGTTTATGATACTTCAGAAGGAGGATATAAACAAATTAAAATAGAAACTGAAAACAATCAAGAAAATAAAAATGAAGATGAATTAATGTTAGAAAGTGTTATTAATAGGATAATATTTAAAATTAAATCAAAGTAAATAGAAAAATTTTTCATAAGCATATATTTATCAATAAAGAAAAATAAACATTAAAAAAAAATAAAAAATTATGGCTGATTTATTAATGAAAATGCCAGTTCCGTACGAACCGAAAAGACAGAATAGGTTTATCGTTAGGTTTCCTTCAAGTTTGGGGATTAACGAATGGTTTGTTGAAAGTGCATCAAGACCGTCAATTAAAGTAGGTTCAACAGAAATCCAATTTCTAAACACTTCAACTTATGTTGCTGGTAGATTTAACTGGGACCCAATTACAGTTAAATTTAGAGATCCAATTGGACCTTCAGCATCACAAGCTCTAATGGAATGGATGCGTCTATGTGCTGAATCTGTTACTGGTCGTATGGGTTATGCCGCTGGTTACAAAAAGAATGTAGATTTGGAAATGTTAGATCCAACTGGAGTTGTTGTAGAAAAATGGATTTTAGAAGGTACATTTATGACAGATTTAAATTTTGGTTCTTTATCATATTCACAAGATGCAATAGCTGATATTTCAGCAACACTTCGTATGGACCGTTGTATACTCGTGTACTGATTTACTTCAAATATTATTTACTACCCACATAATTTTAGGTTATGTGGGTTTTTTATTTACAAAAAACATAAGTAAGATATTTTTATAATAAAAAAAGAATATGGAAACTAATGTTAATGATTACGGCCAAATGAATTTTAATTTACCACACGACGTGGTACCACTTCCATCTGGGGGGATTTTCTATCCAAATAAAAAGAAAAGTGTTAAGGTTGGTTATTTAACAGCGGCAGATGAAAACATATTAGTCAATATGGAAGGTAATAAATCAATTAAAGAAACATTGATATTACCTTTATTACGAAATAAATTATATGAACCAGATTTGAGACCAGAAGACTTATTAGATGGTGATTTGGAAGCAATTCTTTTATTTTTAAGAAATACATCTTTTGGACCAGAATACGTTGTTTCAGTTCCAGATCCACAATCAGGAAAATTATTTGATGCAACAATTGTTCTTGATGAATTAAACATTAAAAAAAATTCAGTAGAACCAGATAGTGACGGTACATTTACTGTTACATTACCTAGGAGTAAATCAACAGTTAAATTAAAACCCTTAACTATGAAGGACTACTTAGAAATGGAAAGAACCTTAGATTCATACCCACAAGGAAGAATCCAACCAACAGTTACTTTAAGACTTAACAAACTTATTATTGAATTGGATGGAAAGACAAACAAAGGTGATATTGCAAAATTTGTTGAATCAATGCCTATTTCTGATTCTAAGTATATTAGAAACTTTATGTTTGAAAACGAACCTAGACTTGATCTATCAAAAGAAGTTATAGCCCCGTCTGGAGAAAGAGCAGTAGTATCTATTGCTTTTGGGGTGGAATTTTTTCGGCCTTTCTTCT